TTTAAATGTTCTTTGAGAATGTTAGATCCACCAATCCGCACATTTATGATACCATTATAATAATCGTCAGTTTCTAATACTTTACGTTCAAACTGTTCTCTTGCCTCCAAGTAACTGGCAATTCCTCTACTTGGGCAAAAGTATAAAATTTCACGAGTAAAATTTTCCGGCCCAAGACGTTCTACATCAGCGTTTAATCGGTCACTGGATCCCCAGTATTCTCTCCAATCACTTTCTTTAGTAGAACGTCTTTTGTTTTTCTTACCTTTAAGTGGAGCCTTTGTTACTTTAAACTTTGCTAATTTTTTACCAACATACATCATGCCGTTGGTTTTATTAGTAATTAAATAAACAAAGGCTTCACAACCTTCAGGTAAATTGACAACTTCTTCATTATTATATAACCACATTATAAGTCTTCCAAATGACTTGAAAGATTTATTTATTACTCATAATCTTCGTCATCTAAGATCGACCAATCTTCGGGAATATCTTCCGCACAAAATGGACAGTATAATGCTTTGAGTCGTAAGTTATTAGATATGATTTGAAACTCCTCTTCACAAGAGGGGCATGTAATCCAATCTTTCATTGGTTAGTCTCCTAATTTTTTTACTTCTTGTATTGCGCGTTGTAAAGACTGGAGTTCAGCACCCATATCCATTACTCCGTGCGCATCTTTATTTTCTAAAAACACTTTGGCCATTTGCCAACAAATATTTTCTCTCTCCTCAAGAGAGAATAATATTTGAGTTTTACAAGTCACAATGTGAAACCTTTAAAGGAATCTGTTGTAACATCTTGTTTAGTGCCGCCAACGATATAACTGGTAATCTCTGTTTCTTGTGGAGCGACCTGCACATCGGATCCGGCAATCCACTTCTGTGTCCAAGGTAGTGGGTTGGCACCAGGTTTACCGTTCAGGCCGACCGCACCCATACGTTTAGCAGCAATGTGGTCGACATAATCACATAGCAATTGTTCATTAAGACCGATCATCGAGCCGTCTTTAAAGAGGTAGTGGGCCCATGCTTTTTCTTGGGCCACCACATCATAAAACATATTGATGCACTCATCACGCGTCTCTTCTTGAATTTGTGCAAAATCTGGATCTTCTTTTGGAAGAATCTTGAGGAGTTGTTGAGTCGAGGCAAGGTGGACATTCTCATCGCGTGCAATAAACTTAATGATCTTTGCGTTGCCTTCCATCTTTTTAAGCTCTGCGAAGTTCCACGAACATGCAAACGAGACATAGAAACGAACACCTTCAAGTGCATTCACAGCGTTGAGACACAACCACAGATCTTTCTTATGCTCATATGCATGCTTCTTATCATGTTTAAACAAAGCAAGTTGATTATTAGCAGTAATCAAACGATCATAATACTTACTAATGTCGCCGGCACAATCTACGATTTCTTTTATATCAAGCATCCCGTCAAATACGGTCGATGGATCCGAATAGACATTCCGAATGATATGTGTATAAGATTTACTATGGATAGTTTCAAAGAATGCCCAAGTTTGAATCCAGGTTTCCAATTCAGGCAAGGAACAAATTGGTAGGAAAGCCAAAGATGGAGCACGACCTTGAACCGAATCCAAAAGAATCTGTCGCTTTAGATTCGAGGTAAAGATGTGCTTCTCATTATCAGAAAGACTTTTAAAGTCTTTACCATCTCTAGTGAGATCAACTTCTTCCGGTTTCCAGAAGAATGACCATTGCTTTTCAGTGAGTTTCTCAAACGCTTGATATTTAACTTTGTCGTATCTAGCAATTTCCACAGGTTCATCGAAAAAGCAATTACGTTCTAAATGTGATGTAGTATTATTAGTATTAAAAACTGACATTATGCTACCTTAATGATTTGATGTGAAGCTACAGTAGTTGTAAAAACCTTGCTATTGGAATCTTCTAATACCAATTTAGTAGCGGTACTATTTAGTCTATATTCTACGTCATGCACATAGTAAGGATCAAAATCGTGCCATTTATCATCATCTAATCTGACAAAGTCACCTTGTTTTATTTTAGTTTTATCGAATGTGCCTTCTGTTATTAAATTTTGCATGACGCGCAATCCTCTTCATCATCTGTGGTTCCAGGGGCTAAATCCTTAAGTTCAATTTCACCAGCACCATCATTAGTATTAAAGTAGTATGCTGTTTTGATTCCGTATTTATACATCTTCAGCACATGTCCCAACATAACCGAGATTGGAATCTTTCCATCTTCATAGAACTTGGGGTTGTAAGATGTGTTAGTGGAAATTGACTGGTCAATGAACTTTTGTAAGACGGCCATAATTTCAATATATCCGTCAGGTGATTCTTGGTCCCACAGAAGTTCATATTTTATATTGCGATTACCAATGCCTGGAACTACCTGTTTAAGAACACCGTCCTTAGACTGCTTGATGGAAACAAGAGCACGTGGTGGTTCGATACCATTAGTCGAGTTACTAATTTGGGCCGAAGTCTCAGCCGGCATCAGAGCCATAAGTGTTGAATTACGAATACCGCTTACACTAGCCGCATCTTGAAGAGTCTTCCAATCCATTTTATAGTTTGGCTTGACAAGTTCATCAACTTCTGGCTTATATGTGTCGATTGGCATAATACCATAACCGTATTTGGTTTCATTCCACTTAGGGCATGGGCCATATTCATGAGCTAAATCAACAGACGCTTTAATCAGGTAGTAAGACCACGCTTCAGCATATTCGTGAACCAGATCCAGATTAGGAGAGGTATAAGTGGACCCATTACGAGCAAGCCAATAAGCAAAATTAATAATCCCCACGCCGAGAGGACGACGATTGCGAGTGCCCATTTCAGCGGCTCTAACAGGATACGATTGATAATCGAGAAGAGCATCGAGCGCCCGGACTGCCAAAGTGCACGGCTTTTCGAAGTCTGATGGTTTTCTAATTTTGCCCCAGTTGATGGCCGCAAGAGTGCAAAGACTAATTTCTCCATTATCATCATTGATATCCTTGAGAGGGGTTGTTGGTAGTGTAATTTCTTGGCATAGATTACTCATCTTAATTGGAGCAACTTCTTTAATAAACGAGCCATGATCATTACAGTGATCAACATTCATTAGATAGATTCGTCCGGTGTCTTTTCGTTCTTGGATGAAGGAACTAAATAAAGTGACGGCTGAGACGGTCTTTTTTCTAATTTTTGTTGACTTTTCGTACTTTTCGTAGAGTTCACGGAATTCTTCAACGTCTGAAAAGAACGCTCTGTAGAGATCCGGGCAATCATGAGGTGAGAAGAGGGTGATATTACCTCCAGAAAGAAGTCTTTCATACATTACCTTATTAAATTGAACTGAGTAGTCGAGATGGCGGATACGATTATCTTCAGTACCCTTGTTATTCTTTAAAACAAGTAGGTCCTCGACTTCGTAGTGCCAGAATGGGTAGTGAAGCGTCGCAGCGCCTCCCCGAACTCCCCCTTGGGAACACGATTTAACAGCACTCTGAAAATGTTTATAAAAAGGTACAACTCCAGTATGAGAAGCATCACCATTGCGAATGGGACTGCCAATAGCCCTAATAGAACCAGCGCCAATACCAATTCCAGCCTTCTGACTAACGTATTTGACAATAGCGGAAGCAGTAGCGTTGATTGAATCCAATGAGTCATCGGTTTCAATGAGGACACAAGATGAGAACTGACGCTGAGGAGTCCGTACACCAGCCATAATAGGAGTGGGAAGAGAAATATCAAAAGTAGAAATAGCATCATATAATTCCTTGACCCATTTAATACGGTCATTTTTGTAGTTAGAAAACAAAGTCATAGCAATAAGCATGAAAGACACTTGGGGGGTTTCATAAATTTTCCCAGTGACTCTATTCTTTACTAAATACTTGCCACGCAGTTGTTCCATAGCAGCATAAGTAAGATCTAAATCTCGATCGTGTTTAATATAGTCGTTCAGTTCAAACCATTCATCCTGCTGATATAATTCGCCAATTTCAGCATCATAATAGCCAGCATCGCGGACTTTAAAATAATGCTTAATAAGATGATCTGGCTCGTACTTACCGTATACTTCTTTACGAAGTGCAAAGTTAATTAGACGGCCAGCTACATACTGATAATTCGGTTGTTCTTCACTAATTAATTCAGCTGCAGCCTTAATAAGAGTTTCATGAATATCGGATGATTTGATATTATTATAGAACTGAACCTTGGATGTAAGTTCCAATTGTGAAGCAGATACGTTAGTTAAATCTTCACATGCCCAAGTGGAGATCTTATGGATCTTATCAATGTTGAGTGGTTCTTTTCTACCATCCCGTTTTACTACGTTGATCATTCTTATTACAGCCCTTTAATTCTTAAATTGTATGGCACCTTAGGTTGATATATATTATGCCTTAAAATGCCATATTATACTATTATCTGTTAAATGTCAACACCATTACGGTAGCTTTTTCTCGAACTCTGTTTGTGCAGCCATATCGTCAAGAGCTTTCTTAACGTCGGGGAAATGATATCCGATAATCAACCAACAAAGCTCGGCAATTTTACGGTGTTCTTTTTGAGTTGCCTTATCCATACGCAGCTGGCAATAATGGACCCAGGAGCGAAGCGACCCAGACATAATCATGACCGACTCCGTATTACCTTCTGGAAGAACAGCACGTGCCTGTTCCTTAGCGATACCATTATCGATAGCCCAATAATAAGCAGCTAAAGCAGCATCTGTTGCTGCCACCTGCTTCATTTCCCATTGTTCCTCTAGTCGACTGTCATCGTCTGTTAGCTCAATAGAGTTTTGTCTGTTCTTGGTGTCCTGGAGACGTGCTTCCCGTACAACAAATCCCAAATCCTTGGTTGGATCGGCGTAACGCTGACTGTACTCTTGGAATGAGAAAGAACGATGCCGCAAAATCTGTCGTGCAATATCTCGAGTTGTTTTGATTTCCATTGAGACATGGACAATTTCCAAAGGTGACCAGTGTTGGTTCTTAATAAGATACTGAACAAGCTTGGATGCTGTTGCTGTGTTGTTTTGGTTTGATGGATTAGACACTCTTGCTGTCCATGCCACCAATTCGTTTGCAGTTGTGCATTCTGTATATGCGGATGGCTTTGTAATGCCGATTAAATTCACTTCACTCATATTATTTCCTTATTAGATATTTTAAGTTGTATAGGACGTTATACTGACTGGTTTAACTTGTATAGGACAGTGTACATCAGGACAACAAAACCCAACTACACCTTCCCAACTCATACTACATTTTGAGCATTTAACTTTTCGTTGCATTGGCATCACATAATTATCAGTGGGTTGTTGTGGTGTACCAAAACGTCCAACTTGAAAGCCGTCGTAAAAACCGCGTTTATAATCGTCAGTTTCTTTACTCATTTCCCAAAGCCTTCTTCCCAAAGTTCAATCGCGCGTAGGGCGATGCGTTCAACGCGGCGTTCACGAGCATCAAAGCATTGATCCAAAGCCTCACGCGCACAAAGCAGCTTGCGATCCACTAATGGTTTCTCGTGTTTTGCTATCATGTCGCAGAGAGCGGTAAACATTCCGTCTGTCCTATACATATCCCGCCAATACTGTAAACTTAGATTGGTGTTCGCGTTTGACCGCTTCGCAGCTTCGAGCAGAACCTCGTCGGGTGGTGTTTCTGTGGTCATGCTTCAAAACCTTCCTCGTCAAGTTCATCGACCATCCTGAAAAATTCAGGCGCGTCGCCTTCCGGCTCACACTCTGAGCAACCTAGAAAGCCGCATATTGGGCAGTCACCTTCACTCATGAGATCCAATACTCCTCGCCCATCCCACAATTATATTCCCGATGACTTAGTAACGCTCGCATGATGTCATCGTAATTGTATGACATAGTGACTATTATCCAACTAGATGTGATATTCACATCATGATAGTATCTCAGTTCGAACTGACCTGAGGGATCCAATACAATTGCATAACCATTTGGTAACATTAAATGTGCTCCATCGCTTCTAGCTTGTCTTTGTACTCAGCAATCTTTTCGAGTTCAAGTTCAATTGCACCAATAAAGTCAGTATGTTCATGAATAGCCATAGGATTCTTCATCATAATACGAACATTCATCGCATGTTTATCAATACCTGCTTGGAATTGTTTCCGCAGTACGTGTGTAATTTCATCTTTCATTTTAACTAGTCCTTATCTCATAAAATATTGCCAGAGCATTTCTTTAATGTATTCAATAATTTCTGGATCACCATATTCAGCTTCTTGTAGCCTTTGATCAAGCCAATGCATAGCTTCTTCGTGTGTTACTTCACTCAATTATAAATTCCTTCACCTTTTGGAAACGTGGAATCATCACACATCCGGTTGACTTCAATTCATCAATACGTAACATAGCATCTCGATAATCAACGTATTGCCCATCATTATACCAACAGAAGTAGTCCCATGGGAACCAGCGACGAGGTTCACGTTGATACTCTACAAGCCACTGTTTACCTATTCGAAAGATTCGGAGTCGCTTAATAGTGATTTGCTCATACTCGATACCGTATTCGTTATCTACCAGTTCAGTCATTTAGAAAATATACCTCTGTTGTTTTTTACAAATATTACACATACGAAATTGTTGTGCTTTACCATTAGGTAAAGTCTTAGGTGCGTCCCATGGTGTCCAATTGTGCCAACCAAACCGGCATAGTAATCGTTTCCACATTATGCCTTCTTCCATGTTGTAAGTTTCAATTTAGCTGCAAGGTCATTGTATATATTCATTTCAAGAATGTTCTTAATAACTGAGCTACTATTACCTGAAAGAATCATATCATTGATGTCTTTTTCTTTAATATGCTCAGGCCATATCACGATTTTATATCCCAAGTCAATCGCAGATTCCATCTTCTGGATGGTCTCTTTGTTCCTTGGTTCATTGTCATATACTATCACTATATTACTTTTTGATAAAGATGTCAACAATAAATTGGTATCAATTCTACCACCGGCGGATGCTACACTGTTCGGTATAAACAAACTATCGATGGGACCTTCGAATGCATATACAGTTTTATTTGGATCTACTGTATCAAGACCAAACATTTTGGGTTTACTTTCGTCCAAAAGTATAGTAATATACTTAAGGTCGTCGTCTTTTCTAAATGATCTACCTTGGAATCCAAATAGCTGTTTGTTTTCATCTAGAAAGGGAATGATGAGTCTAGGTTCATCTTTCATACCTCTCATCTTGTCGGGCAACTGACTGTTTACCCATGAAGCAAATTTGGGAGCATAGAATAGTTTGTGATGTGCCTCAGGTGGAATACAACGAGATTGTATATATACTTTAGCGGGGTGGTTAGTCGGTAGTGAAGAAATCTTCTTGAGTGATGCAAGACCGGTATTCTTAACAAATTCCGGTTTCTTCATAGTGACAGTGAAATCTGGTTTCTTTTCACGTATTACAGAACCACCAGACTTATCCAGCATTCTTTCTTTAACATATTCAAAGTACATCCCATGATCAATGTACTTCAAGAACTTGGGGAAAGACATGCTAGCGGAGCAGTTATGGCAATAGAATCTTGCCTTAACATTATCACTGAGGATCCATCCTCTAGTCTTAGATTTATTCTTTTTAGAATCGCCACAAACAGGACATCTAAAATTGAAGTTGTTACTTATCTTCTTAAATTTTTCCAATCTAAGAGACAACATATTAGCATATTTGGTGTCAAGCCAATCCATAAAATCAAAATCCAATACAGTATTATTAACCAGATAAACTGATTATACCATACTTTGAGCTTATGTAAATACTTTTATTAGAATAAATTGCCTAAATTCATATTTTGTGCTAAAACACCAAGTACAATACCACCACCAACTAAAATCCACATCCATTTTTCAATACGTGACATTCGGTCGGCCATTTCTTGGTGTTGAACGTTACCTTCAGATTTTAGTTCTTCAATTTTTTTAATAACTTTATCTTGATTGCTGTCCATATCTCTTATTAAATCTTCTTCGACGTCGTGTATCTTGTCATAAAGATCCTTAACCATTTTATTAGTTTCAGATTTATGATTTTCTAGTGATGATTGCACCTTGTCTGCAATCTTTTCTTGATTTTCCAATCTATTTTCCTGGACCGCCAGTAATCGAGCAACTGTAGTAGAAACTTCAGTCAACTTTTCTATCGTTATATCCAACCGGTCAACAAGGACACCAATTTGTGCCATGTCCTTTTGAAGTGAATTTACGTCAGATTCTAATTTCTGTAGTGGGTTATCCATTTTCATAGTGCCTTATTGCTTTTATTATGTGGTCGTTATGAAAAATTACTTCTTGACTGATTTAGCTAAGGCAGCCGTTGCCATACGCCTTGCTATGGTTAATGATTGAATATCAGTTGCTGTATTTACTAATTGTAAAGCCGCTATGAACATCAATAGTGGTGTGTTATCTTGTTTATCCGTTTTAGAAAGAAAACGTGCCATGTTAGATGATATTAGCAAAACCAAAGCTTTTTTGGCTGCTTCTAAATCATCTGTATCGTCGTCGTCCTCAAACAGGAACGAATTAAGCGTTTTCATTTTTCACTTTCTTGGCTCTTGTTGACTTACGAGCTTTCAAAGCCTTCTTTAATACTTCTTTTGGATCTTCCTGAATCTTTTCAACTAAAGCAGGAGTAGCAACCGATACTGCTTCTTCTATTACCTTTTTTGAAAAGAAACCAATTAACTTATTCATCCAAATAGACATACGTAATTCCTTATTTTAAACAATCGTTAGGATTTTCTTTATTATTTATTGACTTTTCTACACATTGGTATATAGTAATAATTGAGTTCAATTGAAGTGCTACAGCATTATATTTTGCATCCGTTTCAGCACCATCCAATTCTCTACCACCCATGGTATTATTAGTCAGATCAGGTAATCGTTCTGCTTTTTGGGCTAATGCAGTCGGCAATGCCGGAATCTTAATCGGCTCTACACCAGGATTGCCATCTTTGCCAGTTCCAAGACAACCGGATAGTACTAATAGAATTGGAAGTAAAATTAACTTTCTCATTTCTTACTCTCCGGCCCCAGTTTTCTGATTTCATTTCTTGCATCGGTAACATCTTGATCTACTACACATTCAGTATAGATAGGTCTTTCCGTTACTATAGTTTCAATGTTATTAGTATGGATTCGTTCTTTTTCAATACGTCTCTTTGATTCTTCAACGACCTTCTCACCATACTGTGTAATGGCGATATCCAGTTTCTGTTCAAATTCTCTATTGCGTTTATTTTCTTCCGCAATTAGCTTTTGAACTTCTTCTGTCTTTTTAGCATATCCACTATTGTATGCTTCTTCCTTCATATTATTAATTGTTCGGTTGACAAAGAACGCCAGAGCCGCAAGTAATAATAATGGGC